GCAGCTCAAATTTTGAGGCATCGTTCGTTTACATATCAGGAATTTTCACAACGTTATGCTGATGCTAATCTTTTAATCGAAGAAATTCTTGTTCCTGATCTTCGTCGGCAAGACATCAAAAATCGTCAGAATTCTATTGATGATTTAGATCTTGAACTCGTAACTGCTTTTCAACGTCGTATCAAAATGCTGTTTTCTGAAGCTCAAGAACTATACACTGATATGCTTGAAGCAGGTGTTGCTAAAGAATGTGCTAGATTTGTACTTCCACTTGCTGTTCCTACTAGAATTTATATGACCGGATCTGTACGTTCGTGGGTTCACTATATAGAATTGAGATCTTCTAATGGAACTCAAAAAGAGCATATGGAAATTGCTCAAATGTGTAAAGAGATTTTTTCTACACAATTCCCAACTGTTTCTGAAGCTTTGGAGTGGAACTAATGCCAACATATCCTGTCAAACATAAAAGAACCGGAGAAAAACAAGAACTCTACATGTCAATGGTAGAGTATGATCAGTGGAGAAAAGATAATCCTGAATGGGATAAAGATTGGTCTGCTGGTGTTGCTGGTGTCGGTGAAGTTGGAGATTGGAAAGATAAGATGAGTAAAACTCATCCTGGCTGGGCAGATATTATGAAAAATAAAGTTGCTAAAGCCCCTGGTTCAAGAGTACAATGGTAATTTAATTTTTAAAACATATGCCCAGAGCAAAAAAAAGAAACACACCTGATATTGCTGGTATGAACACTAAGCAAATTAAAAGGAAAAAACCAATTAATTATGATTATCTTTTGAGTATTGAACCTCTTACAGATAATCAACGTATTATGTACGAAGAGTACAGCAAAGGACAAAATATTTTTGCTTATGGTGCAGCTGGCACAGGCAAAACTTTTTTAGCATTGTATCTTGCTCTTCGTGATGTACTAGATGAACATAGTCCTTATGAAAAAGTTTATATCGTTCGTTCTTTAGTAGCAACTAGAGAAATTGGATTTCTTCCTGGTACACATGAAGATAAAGCGTCTCTTTATCAAATTCCATATAAAAATATGGTAAAGTATATGTTTGAGATGCCAAATGATAATGCATTTGAAATGTTATATGAGAATTTAAAATCTCAAGAAACAATTAGCTTTTGGTCTACGTCATTTCTTAGAGGCACTACATTAGATAGATGTATTGTTATTGTTGATGAATGCCAAAACTTAAATTTTCATGAACTTGATTCTATTATCACTCGTGTAGGTGAAGATACAAAGATTATGTTCTGTGGAGATGCAAGTCAATCTGATCTTCAACGTAATAATGAACGTTCTGGTATTATTGATTTTCAAAAAATTCTTCAACAGATGAAAGAATTTTCTTTAATTGAATTTAGTGTAGATGATATTGTTAGATCTGGTTTAATTAAATCATATCTTATTGCTAAAATTAACCTAGGATTATAATGAAAATATTTAATCATGTAGGACTGATTAAACCAGTCGAAATGAATACTGTAATGGTTGACAACAAAAGATATTATTTGACTCCTACTGGTAATAAACATAAATCAGTTACTACTGTGATTAGTAATAATCCAAAAAAGAAAAAAGTTATTCAAGAATGGAGACAAAAAGTTGGTGCTGATAAAGCTAATCAAATATCATCTAGAGCTTCTACACGAGGCAATAGATATCATAAACTAGTTGAAAATTATTTAAATAATGAACATGACGTAAATCTTTATAAGGAATATCCTTTAGTTTGGGTCATGTTTCATTCCTCTTGTAAAATTCTTGACAACATAAATAACATATACCTACAAGAAGCTGGATTATATTCTGATTTTTTGGGTATAGCTGGTAGAGTAGATTGCATTGCTGAATATAATAATGTACTTTCCATTATTGATTTTAAAACTTCTGCAGAAAAAAAGAAAGAAGAATATCTTTACGATTATTATGTTCAAGAAATAGCATATGCATGTATGGTTAAAGAACTTTATGGTCTCAATGTTGAACAACTTGTTACCATTATTGCTTGTGAAAATGGTGATACACAAGTAAGTATTCAACCACCAAAAAAAGAATATTTTATTAGGTTACAAGAGTACATACAAGAATACGAAGAAGTCTATGAAAGAAACACTGGAGGATAAATTTATGACGACTGCGAAATTTTCGCAGGAAGTTGAAAAAATAGTATACGAATATTCTATGAATTATATCGATGCTATTATTCATTATTGCGAATTGAATGATATTGAAATTGAATCTGTGTCAAAATTAATTTCAAAACCTCTTAAAGAAAAATTGAAATATGATGCACAAAAACTTAATTTTATTAGAAAAACATCTAGAGCAAAACTTATGTTAGTTTAATTATGGGAGAGTTTTTTAAATCAGAAATGGTAAAAGGAGATCTGCAAGAAATGGCAGAGCTTCAAAGATTTTGTTTTCAATCAATGGTTGCTTTTTCTGTTTTGCCTAAAAAAAGAAAAATGGAATATTTTAATGTTCTTGAAACATTAATTGAAAAACAAAAAATATTTTATACTAGATTATGTTTAAGTGCAGATCCAGAAGCATCTGAATTAGTCGAGAGTATAAAACAATCTGTTATTATGCTTGGGGCAAGTCCAGATCAAGATGTCAAAGATATGTTTGATGATCTTTTAAACAAAGTTTCTTTTATGAAAAACTCCCTAGCTTCTCAGGACACTTGACGCAGCTCCTGAGATGTGGTATGATGTCTAAGTGATACAGCGTCACACAAGCCAAATCCGATTTATCCGAGGAAATATATATGTCTTTTGCTGATCTTAAGCGTAAGTCCCAAGCAAATTTTGAGTTTCTACAAAAAGAACTTGAAAAGTCCAGCTCTAGTAATGGAGCCGACGATAGGCTTTGGAAGCCCGAACTTGACGCTTCCGGAAACGGTTATGCCGTTATTCGGTTTCTTCCTGCTCCTGAGGGAGAAACAGTACCATGGGCAAAGGTTTACAATCATGCCTTTAAAGGTCCTGGTGGATGGCTAATTGATAATTGTCCTACTACAAATGGCTCGAAATGTCCTATTTGTGCTTCAAATACTCGTTTGTGGAATAGTGGGCATGAATCTGATAAAGCTATCGCTCGTGATCGTAAACGTAAACTATCATACTATAGTAACATTTATGTAATTAGTGATCCTAAAAATCCAGAAAATCAAGATAGAGTTTTTCTTTTTAAGTATGGCAAAAAAATTCATGATAAAATTCTTGCTGCTATGCAACCTGAATTTCAAGATGAAACTCCTGTAAATGTTTTTGATTTTTGGGAAGGTGCCAATTTCAAAATTAAAATTAAAACAATTGGTGGTTATTGGAATTACGATGCTTCCGAATTTGTATCTCCAAGTGCTCTTCTTTCCGATGATGACGAAATGGAAAAGATCTGGAAGCAAACTTATTCTCTTGAAGCTTTTACTTCTGCTAGTGAATTTAAATCTTATGAAGATTTAGAAGCTAGAATGAATGTTGTTCTTGGAAATACTCCACAAAGTCATCAAGTTCAAAATGAAGAGGAAGAAGATCCTGTTCCAGTTGTAAATTTTCATGAGCGAAATGAAGTCAGCGTTTCTTCATTAAAATCTGATGATGAAGATAATGATGCGTTGAGTTATTTTGCTAGACTTGCTGAAGAAGATTGATAAAACTAAAGGGGGCCTAGCCCCCTTTTTTATACGCCAGTTTTTTTAAGTTTACTATCTATATAATCACTTGATAATGCATACAAATTTGTTTTTCTAAAATCCGATATAAATCCATCAAGATATTCTGGCTTTAATAAATATATTTCTCTTTTCAATTCATTTTTTTGACTTTCATATTCGAATACCGTGATTGGTTTTGATATTTCATTTCCAGGAATCTGCATCACTTGAGATTCGCTCCAATATTTAAATAAAGAATTATAAAATTTTTCATCAACAATTAAACCACTTTTTAAAATTATGTTTCCTGAATTATTTTTTAATTCATATGTTTCATAATGATGTATTTCTGAATAAGGGTTGTCATAATTTAATTCACAATACTTTCTTAATGAGTATTCATCTAAAGGCCAATCAAATAAAGGATTAATTATATTGTTTGTTAGAATAATAACCCAATCAAAAAATGGATCTCCATATGCTTTATTTGCTAAAATATCTAAACGTTCACCATCTACCACAGAATATTTTTTAAAAAATACTGAATAAGAAAATATGTCTGGATTTACTTGATACCGTCTAAAAAAATTTTTTGCGATTACAAAATCAGAATTAGAAAATGGATAGCTAATTGGTTTTGTATCGTATTCTATATTAGGAATATTTTTAAAGTACATTTTTAGTAATTAAACTCTGGGTTTGGCGTTTTTTCATCAATATCTTGTGAGAAAATAAGTTTCATTTCTTTAAATGTAACTTTGAGTTGAGTTGATACAGGAGATCCATCACCATACGTAGCATAAGCTCCATCTGCAGTATAATTTATAGAAACATCAGCAATTGCACATAATTTATATTGAGGTAAGTAAGGATGTAATTTACTTCCTTTCATGAAATTTACTTGACATAAACTAGGAATTGTCAGTAAGTTTGGTACTTCATTAACAGCACCAAATAAAGCTTGACCACCAAATTGAGGTAACATAGCTTTTTTAAATCGATTGCATATTCGTCTTATATCTTTTGCTTCTTTACTTGATCTTGGTGACATTTTAAATGATAAATCAAATCCTCTTAAATCAGGAGCTTCGTACATTACTTCTACGTTTGGGTTTAAAACCGTTCCTGATATACCTCCCATAACTTGATTTAATGAAACGCTTGTTCCAGGTATTTTATTTATAGCTTCTGTTGCTACACTATAAAATGCGTTTTTTATAACTCCTGGCATTGATTGAATTCCTGCAGGAATAGCATTGACATTAGTTCCCAATGCATTTAATGCTCCTGCTGTCATAGCTCCAAATCCAACATTTCCCCATCTGGCACTAAATTGAGATTGAATATCTTCTGGCATATACATTATGATAGGACTATAAACTTCTTTTTTTCCTATTCCAGATTGTGTATATAAATCATATCCAGAATTGCCACTATTAATTTCTGTTTGACCATCACCTCCTTGCCCACGTCCAAATGGAGGATCGTATTTGTAAAAAGAAAATACTACATAATCAGTATCAAGATCAATAGGAGGATCTGATGGATATTTTAATACGTTAGAAGATTTTAAATTATACTTAGCTGTAAGTTTGTATCTTTCTATTTCTGTAGTGTTTGACAAATCTTCTGGAGATAAACTTTCCTCAGGCGGTGGTGTTGGATTACCTCGTGGTGTTGGATTACCTCTTTGATTTACTTGTGCCATTAGTTGACTCTCTTTATATCTTTTGTATCAGTACCTTTTATAATACGAACACCTTTTATTCTATCATTCCAGTATTGATCCATTTCTTCCCAAACATATTCTTTAGGATAATCAATTCTTCCACCTCCTTTCATAAGAACAAATTCTTCAACAGGAAGAAATATAGCAGTTTCCCATTCTTGTTTGGCAAGATCTAAAAATAAACTTTTACATCTTTCATTTAAATATTTATGAATAATTTTTTGAGGAATATCTATTCTACCTTCTTGTAATTTTTTTATAATTATTTGTCTTCTTTTTGGTTTTAAATAATGTAAATTTGCACCATAAAATTCTGAACCATTAACACTAAGCACATATGTCAGTGGATACTTATCATAATATGGAAGTGTTTTAGTTTTTGCTTCGTACTTGAAGAAATATAAATGACCTGGAAAAACTCTTCTTCTTAAAACATTTTCATCCTGATATACTAAAGCATCAACTGATTCCATTTTTTGTTCAATGGTCATTCTATTATTTTCTGTGGTATACTTATCACTTATTGATTTTAATGTAGATTTATACCAAGATATACTTTTTGATTCTCCTTTTGTCAGTTCTTTTATTTTTTCAAAAATAGTTTTATAATTTTTACTTAAAAATTCTTTATATCCTTTCGTTTCTTTAACTGCTTTTGCAAGTTCCTTCATATCTTTGTATGAAGAATATCTTTTTATTCCATATTTTGAAGCAAGGGCACGTATTTGATCTCTAGTATATGTGTCAGCAGAAAGACCTCCTGGTAATTCGTGACCTGTTAAATGACTCCATTTGTCAATGTTGTCTTTTGCATTTGGTTTTGGCGTTAAATTATTTTTTGATGCCACATTATACTCCTAGATGATCTTCTGTTAGAATTAAAAATTTCATTTGTCTATCTTCACAAAAGTTTTCTGCTGCTTGCCATTTAGCTTTATTTTTCATGTAAGTTAAAACTTCTTTTTTCCAGGATGAAGTTTTTCTTTTAGGTTGTTTTGTAGGACCTTCGACTTGTTTTTTTGGCTTTATTTCAATAATGTATTTCGATACAATACCTGCTTTAGATTTAGTTTTGACGTAAAAATCTGGGTAGTATCTGTGTACTTTGCCATCTGTTGGACATCTATAAGGAACTATTAATTCTTCACTTCCCCATTCAGTTATGTTAATATTTGTATCACAAAAAACCATAAACTTTCTTTCCCACATCGAACGATATATTATTCTTGTTGGATCGCCTTTGTATTTTTTTGGGTTTATTGGTTTGTAGATACCTGAATAAGCCATAAATATAAATAACCTCCAATTATATTTAGAGTGGCACAAGGAAAAGGATCAATCACAAATTTTATAAATGCGATTGGTAGTAATGGTGGCATGTCCATGTCAAATGGATATGACATAGAATTTGATTTTTCTTCTGTGAAAGAAGCTTATACAGGAAATACTCTTTTAACAGATCTGGCAAAATTTAATATTAGAGTGCCAGTAGTTACTACTAATCCTGGGGAACCAGGAGCATTAATTAATTTATTTTGTGATGAAGTTCAATTGCCTAGTAACCAATCAGCAACCGGACAACTTACCGGTAGATATTTGGGCGAAGGACCAATCAGTTATCCTCATACAAAATTAGTATCTGATTTTTCTTTATCATGGATTTGTGACGCAAACATGGCTCCATATAAATTTTTAATGACATGGTATAATTATATTTTTAATGCTGGCTCTGAATCAAATACTATTGTTAAATTAGAACCTGATAGATTAAAAAATACTAAAGTTGATGCTAAAGAAAAAGCACGCAGTCGTCCAGTAAGATTAAAATATCCTGATAC